AGTTCATCGAGCGTCTGAAGGACATGCAGCAATCCATCGGCGCGCCATTCTCTCGCATCCTGCGCGAGGGCATCGTGCCGATGCTTGAGGCAACGCTTCAGATCATGGCAGAAATCGGCATCATTGAGACGCCGGAAGATGGGATATTCCGCCTCAATGCTGGCCGTGTTGAGCTTCGCTTTACGTCGCCTCTTGTCCAGTCGCAGGCTACGATTGAGGTTGAGCGCTTTGTTCAGGCGGTTGCCGTCATCACCCAGATAGCGGGACCGGAGCAAGGGCCGCAGCTTGTGGCGCTGACAACGAAGATCGAGGACGTGCCGAAGTGGGTCTATGAGCGGATGCAGGTTGATCCGGGCATCCAGCGCACAAAGCAGGAGATTGATCAGCTACAGCAACAGGCCGCGCAAGCTGCCGCTGCACAGCAGGGCGCGCCGGTGGCTGGTCAGGAGGCCGCAGGAGCGGCGGAAGATGCAGCGTTTGCAACTGGGGAAATGTGAAATGAGGCTTTCGACCATGACAGGAATTGACATGCTGGGGGCTGCCGTGTGCATGGCGGCCTTTCTGTCTCTCGGCATCACGCCTTTCGGCGCGGCCGCCTTCTTCGCTGCCGTAGGCTTTGCAAGCTCTCTGGCAGTCAACCATCGAGTTTATGTGTCGATGGCTTGGCCGGCTCTGTGGGGCGCGTCTGCGCTTTCCGCATGGCTGTTCATCATCGCGATCATCCGCGGGGTGATGGCATGAACCGGGATGAGGCAGAGCGCGTCATTCGCGAGCAGATGGGAGACGACAAGGCGAACGCTTTCCTTGAAAGCATCCTTGGTCCGGAAGAAGCCGCGAAGCTTCGCGATGCGCAAGAGGAACTGAAGCAGGATCAGCTTGAGGCCGCGCGCCTGTTTCATGACGTGTTCACGAACGGGAACGGGCCGGCCGTGCTGGAAATTCTGCGCTACAAGACGACGCGCATTTCCGTTATGAATGATGCCATCGGGTCGGTTGAAATCCCGCTCAATCCCGGCGAGTTCATGGCTATGCGGGAAGGACAGAATGCCCTTGTCAGGTTCATTGAAGGGCAGATCGAAAGAGCCAAGGAAGGGCAATGAAATGGAACTCCGCGAAGCAATTCTTTCTTTGGACGCTGGAAACCCTGACCACTGGACGGCTGCCGGCCTTCCTTCAGTGCATGGCCTCACGGCGATCATGGGTGATACGGTTACCCGACAGGAGATCGCAGAAGCGGCCCCCGGATATGACCGGGAAAAGGCCATCGCAGCAAAGAACGCTGGTGAAATGCCGTCCCTTACAGATGCGCCGTTTCACGCTCCCGCGCCGGAAAATGAGCCTCCCGCGCCGGATGACGATGAAGGGGAAACCGTGACAGTGCGAGACGGGGAGACGGGGGAGCTTGTCGGTGATGAGCCGGCCGGGAATTCGGTGAATGCGGAGCCTGACGCTATCGCTCTGATCGAGGCTGCGCTCGCCGCCGCGCAGGGGCCGCGCTATCGCCACAACTACGACCTTCAGGCGTTCATTCGCCAGTGGCACGTCCAGCAGGTTCCCATCAAGGAAATCCAGAAGCGCATTGACGCGCGAAACCTTCGCCGGGCGGCCGGCTAAGCCTCAATCCCACAGCGAGAAACGAAAGGAATACGAATGTTCATTTGGCAGAAATATCTTGAGGCTCATCGCGCCCCGGCCGACGACAATGCAGGCGATGGCGGCGAGGGCGAACAGCAGAATGCAGGCGCTGGCGTGGCCGGAGACGGTGGGGGAGAAGAAAAGCCGGCCTCACGGTTTGCTGACAAGGGTCTTGGTCGCTTCCGGCAGGCTGAAGGCGAAGAAGGCGACAGCGAGGAAGAAAAACAACAGCAGACGGCCGGTGACGCCGAGCGCCCCGAATGGCTGCCGGAGAAGTTCAAGAGCCCGGAAGCCATGGCCCGCGCCTATGCGGACCTCGAAACCAAGCTTCGCAACGGCGGCAAGATCGATCCTGACGACATTGTTCCTGATGAGGGGACGCCGGAGGCATATTTCGGTGACGACTTTGCGCTTGATGAGAGCGTTGACCGCCTCGACCTTTCTCCCGATGATCCCGGCCTGAAGGTCGCCTCGGACGTGTTCAAGAAATATGGCATCGGCAAGAAGACAGCGGCGGCCATCGTCAAAGACATGTTCAAGGGAATGAACGAACATGCGCCTATGCCGGTCGATCCTGAGCAGGAGTTGAAGGCGCTGGGTCCGAATGGTCGCGCCGTGATCGACGGCAACCTTCTGTGGCTGGAAAAGCTCGACCGGGAAGGCCAGCTTTCCGACGAAGACGCACAGATGGCCATCGATCTCATGGCGACGGCGCGCGGCGTTCGCTTCCTGAACAAGCTTCGCGGCATGACAGGTGAACGCTCGATCCCGACCGGGCACCACGTTCCGGCAGCGGGCGGCATGTCTCCGAAGGAATGGCACCGCGCCATGCAGAAGGCAATCGCCGCGAAAGATTACGACAAGCAGGCAGAGCTTGACCGGATCAGCGCGGGCGTGTTCGGCAACGGCCCCGCCTCTGGATCGCCAATCCTTGGAACGGTGGATTGACACGGCGCGCGGGCGCTGTATGGTGCCTGTGCTTCTCTTGTGATCTTCTCCTGCTGACCAAGCCTCTCCCGTTCGCGCGGGGGAGGTTTTTTCTTGCGAGATTGACAAAATCGGCCTTGGTGGCATATTTCGCGGGCAGTAGGCCATAATCGTTGCGCCAAGCTTCGACGCCGAACCACTCCACACACATTCGCGGCCCGGATACCGGCACAACCGCCCAGATCAGAAAACAAGGCAATCTGAGGGCAAACTCATGTCTCGCAATCTTACCATCAACGAACAGGCCAGTTTTGACGCTCGCGTCAAGCAGGCTTATCAGGGGTCCGGCATGCTGCGCCACACGGTCGAGCTTGCCGACAACATCGTCGGCGCAACGCATCGTTTCCACAAGATCGGGCGCGGCATGGCGACGAAGCGTATCGACCAGACGGATGTCATTCCGATGAACATCATGCACGGCAACGCGACAGCCGTCATTGAGGATTGGAATGCGGCCGAATACACCGGCATCTTCAACCAGCAGAAGGTCCCCTATAAGGAGCAGGACAAGCTGGCCTACATCATCGCGTCCGCTATCGGCCGCCGCGAAGATCAGCTTATCCTTGATGCGCTCGACGCCTCGGCCACCACGAACGTAGTGGACACGGATGTTGGCGGCGTCGGCTCCGGCCTCAATACCGCCAAGATGCGCCGCGCGAAGAAGATGCTCGATAAGGTGGGCGTTCCGCGCGGCAAGGGCGAGCGCTTCTTTGTGATCTCGGCGGACGGGCTGGAAGAACTTCTCGGCAACACGGAAGTGACCAGTTCGGATTACAACACCGTCAAGGCGCTGTATGACGGCGAGGTCAGCCACTGGCTCGGCTTCGAGATCATCCAGATGGAGGACCGCGCCGAAGGCGGTCTTCCGAAAACCGGAAACGTTCGCACGTCCTACGCCTACCACAAGCAGGCGGCCGGCCTCGCGGTCGGCATCAACTTCCGCACCGAAGTGAACTACATTCCGGTGAAGACTTCCTATCTTGCCAACGGCATCTTCAGCGGCGGAGCGGTCGCCATTGACGCCGAGGGCATCGTGGAAATCGAAACCACGGAAGCGGCATAACCGGGCGGGCTTCGGCCCGCCTTCCTCCTTTTTCTTGGTGAAGGGAAAACACCATGGCTTTCAATAAGCGCTTCTTCGATCCGACCGCCTCCGGCTCCAAAGGCACGAAGGTGATTGGCCTCTACCAGACAGCCGACGACACGAAGGCGCAGGTCAAGGCCGCTGGCTACTTCAATTCGGTGGCCGACGAAATGACCCGCGTGGGCGTCCTTCTGGTGTTCGCAACCGATGCAACCTTCTTCGCGAAGGTCAGCGTTGCGAACAAGGTTGTCACGCTGGCGGCGGTTGACGACTTCACGTAATCGGGAGCGCTCCGGCGCTCCCTTTCCTCTTTCCGGGTGATGAAAATGGCTCTCCAACTGAACGGACTTGATCCCAGCAATTCAGGCTCTGGCGGGGCCGCTCTGCTTGGCACCTATCGCACCGCCGACGACAAGGCCACGGTTCTCGCGGCAGGATATTTCAACGGCGCGGCCGGCAACCTGCGATGGACGAAAGCACTTCTGGTTTCCGCGTCAGACGGCATGTTCATTGCCGCGATTGAAAGTGACGGGTCCGCTGTTGTTGCGACGGAATATGACCCCAGCGCCGGCAATGTCGTGACGTGGGATGATATCGAAGACAAGCCTGCCGTCATCGCGGCTGGGGCTGATCAGTCCGCAGCGCGCGCGGTTATCGGCGCGGGAACCTCAAGCCTTGAGCTTGGGACAACCGCAGGAACAGCGCTCGCCGGAGACACGCCTATCCCGACGCAATACACGGATGCAATGGCTCAGTCCGCCATCAAGGGAAAATCTGAAATCGCCGCGCTGACCTCGGCCAGCACCCTTGAAGAAGTGATTGCCGCTTTGCAGGCGTAACCAATCCCCTCGCTGTGGGGTGGCGGGCGGTGTGTGGCGCAAGCCCCGCCGCCCGTTTTCGTAGGAGAACCGAATGTCTGACGATGTGAAAATCTGCAACGCGGCCGCCGTCATGCTCGGCGCTGGCGTTGTTCAGTCTCTGGAAGACGATACAGACCTTAGCCGTATCTTTGCGAACCTGTACGCGGAGAGCAAAGCGGCGCTCATGAGCCGGTATCCGTGGAACTTCCTGAAGGAAGACGTCTACATGACGCGCCGAACGGGCAAGCCTATCCGTGGCTGGCAGTACGCCTATGTGATCCCGGCTGAAGCTCTTGCAGGCGCGCCGCATGCCGTCTTCAGCTATCAAAGCCAGAAGCTCGGAACGGCGGCCTTCTCGATCCGGCAAGGCTCTGTGCTTACGAACTATCCCGAACTGTGGGGAACGTTCATCATGAACCGTCGCGAAGGGGAGTGGCCCGGATATTTCCGAAAGTTGATGGTGCATGTTCTCGCCGCTGACGTGGCTTTGGCGATCACGGATCAGCAGAGCATCGCGGATCGCCATTACCAGATGGCCTACGGGTCGCCGGGGCAGGAAGGCATCGGCGGCTTGATGGGAGAGGCCATGCTTCTCGATAGCCAGTCGTCGGGTTGCGATGGCTTTGAGGCGGATCACTTCATCGCGGCTCGCCGGGGGACTTGGTAATGGCAACGCTGAAGCAACTCAAAACGAATTTCGTTGCCGGCGAACTCGATCTTCTGATGCTGGCGCGGCCGGATATCAAGCACTATCACAACGCCGCGCGGCGCATGCGCAACGTTGTCTCGATCCCGCAAGGTGGCTTCAGGACGCGACCGGGGAGCCTTTACCTCGACAGCTTCGACCCGTCGAATGTCCGAATGGCATCGTTTCAATATACGACAGATGAAAGCTACCTGTTTGTTTTCACTCACCTTTTGGTGACGATCTATTATGAGAACGTTGCCGTAAAGACGCTGGTCACGCCTTACACGTCAAGCGATCTGATTTCACACTTCAGCGCCAACGGCGAAATGATCTCCTGCGGGATCAACTGGACGCAAACGCTCGATACGATGGTGGTCTATCACGAGGCATTCGCTCCCCGGCTGATCAAGCGCGGCGCGGCGCATGACGACTGGACTATCTCAACGGCGGCGTTCGACAATATTCCGCGCGTTGACTTCGGCGCGGTCTACACGAACGGCGTGGATGAAGTTCAGCAAATATCATTTCAATATAGCGGCACCGGTGGAAGCAATTGGGAGGACAGCGACACTTTTGTTCTTATCCTTGAGGATGAAGAAACGGAGCCGATTATGGCTTCTGTCATCGCAAGCAATGAGCTTATGGCAACACGTATGCAGGATGCCCTTAGAGGGCTTCCTAATGTTTATGGCGACGACATAACAGTTACTGCTACGGTTCCGGGCGGGAACATGAACCATGGAGTATTCATCGTTTCTTTTGGCGGCCGGGATGGTCAGCGGCCTTGGGGCGCAATGAATTACCGAATTATTTCCTCAATCCAAGTTCCCGGAGTTTCAATCGTTGTCACCACGCGCGGCGAGTACCCCGGAGAGGATGCGCTGTCAGATGCGCGCGGGTTGCCTCGCTGCGGCGTGTTCTTTCAGGGCCGACACTGGATGGCGGGAAGCAAGGCGCTGCCGAATACCGTCTGGGCCACGCGGGCCGGGACCGATTGGGACCTGAACAACAAGCGCACAACGGACGATTACGGTTTCCAGTATTCGGCAGACACGGACGACGTTCCGACCTTCATCAACTTCTATCCCGGCCGACACCTGCAGATCTTCTCGACGGCTGGCGAGTTCTACGTGCCGGTTTCGGATCGTGAGGGCGTTACGCCGAAGAACATGACGCTGCGCCGTACCAGTTCGCGCGGCTCAAAGCCGGGGCTGCGCGTGGCTGAGGTAGATGGGGCAACCGTATTCGTCCAGTGGGGCGGGCAGGCGCTGCGAGAATTCATCTACGCCGACACGGAGGCGGCCTATCAGGCGAACTCGATTTCAATCCTTGCCTCTCACCTGATGCGTGATCCGATCTCGCTTTCCATGCGGCGGGCGTCGTCTACCGATGATGCTGACCTGATGTTCATGCCGAACCCAGACGGCAGCATGTCGGTTTTCTGCACGCTGCGAACGCAGGAGGTGAACGCCTTCACGCTCTGGACAACGGATGGCTCCTACAAAGACGTCTGCCCGATCTACGACAATATCTATCAGGCGGTCATGCGCGTGATCGACGGGCAGGAACGCTTGTGCATCGAATTGATGGATGAGGAAATGCCGATGGACTGCGGCATTAAGGGCGGCGCGGCGTCGTCTGCATCCCTGCCATGGCTCCCGAATACGCTTCTCGATGTGGTGCTTGATGACGCTGTGCAGCCGCAAGCGACGACTGATGAGCATGGGCTCGTCACCTTTGAGCGGGCATCGGAAGAAAGCTTCATGGTTGGCATCCCGTGGCCCGATGTGGAGCCGGCAGAGTATCCGGGCTATCGCTGGCTTGTGGAAACCTTGCCTCCTGACGCTGATCTTCAGGACGGAACCATGTTCGGACGCAAGCGGCGCATTGTGTGGGTGGCTTTTCGGATGCATGAAACGAATGGCCTGATCGTCAACAAGTCCCGCGTGGCGATGCGCCGATATGGCGGCCAGCTTCTTGATCGTCCGAACCCGCGCGTTACAGGCATCAAGACGCTGAAGGGCCTTCTGGGTTATGACTATGAGGGCAAAGTGACTTTTGGAGAAACCGCGCCGACACAAGCAACCGTGCTGGCGCTTTCATGGGCGGTGTCAATCTAATGGCTGTTTTCTTCACGACACTTTTCACGGCGCTTGGCAAGGGCGCGGCGGCGGCCGGGGCGGCTGGCGGGGCCGGCGCAGGTGGTGGCCTGACCGGGCTTTTCAGCGCGGCCTCTACTGTTGTCGGCGGCCTTGCGTCCATCGCGGCCGGCCGTCAGCAGGCTTCCGCGCTCCGGGCGCAGGCCGAACAGGATGAAATTCAGGCAACGCAAGACGAGCTTCAGGGCCGGCAAGAGGCGGTGAACGTCATCCGGCGCATGAATGAGGAAATCGGCGCGGGCCTTGTGGCGTCCTATGCTTCCGGTCTTCAGGCTTCGGGCTCCACTTCTGTTGCCCTGTCCGAGGCGCAGCGGTCGGCAGAGCGGTCGGCAGACATGACGCGCGGCAATGCCGCGATCTCTGCGGCGGCGCGGCGTCAGAGCGCGGCACAGCGCCGTGCAGATGCGAGCGCGGCCAATACGGGAGGCATCTTCGGTGCGATCTCTGGCGGCCTTCAGTGGGGCGCGCGTCAGTATCAGAGGGGTTAAGGTATGGCCAAGAGTTCAACCACGTTCGGGCAGACGCGCCAATTTTCCAACAATGACCCTTCCGTGATGGGCGGCGGATCGGTTCCGACTGTCCAGTTCTCAACCGGAAATGCGCGGGCGCTCGCGGACTTCTCCCGCACCCTGTTCGGACTGTCAGCGCAGTTTGAGGATCAGCTTGACCAGCAGGCCGAGGCCGAGGCGCAGAAGGAAGGCGCTATTGCTGGCATGGCCGGGGACACTGAGGAAAAGACCTATCAGACAATCAGGGGCCGCGCATACAACCGGGCGATGATCACCTCTTTTGTGTCCACTCTCGACACGCGGGCCATGGTCGGCGCGGCCGAAATCCAGCGCAAGTACTGGGACAACCCGAAGGCGATGGAGGAAGCGCTTGGCAACTTCTATGCCGGCATGGCCTCGGAGGTGGACAAGGTTGCTCCCGGATCGGGGGCGGCTTTCAGGTCAACCCAGACCGCGCGGACGCTGACAGCGGTAGAGGGCGCGCGGGATACCCGGTTCAAGCTTACTCAGGATGAGGCCGAGGCGCGCCTGATTGAGCGTGAGGCGCTTGTTATGGGGCAGGTGAA